GTTGGCTTAAATCATTGGTGTTACCTTGGTCATGAATTCCGAGATATTTGTAGCAGTGTAACCCAGTTCCGCCGATAGTGAATAGTTCTTTAATGTTCTTATCAAAGAACTTAAAATCATTTGAATGGGCACCGTCTTTCCATAAACTTAAGCGTGGCATAGGTTAATCCTTATATACTAACAGTATTTATTTGGAATACGAAGAGAAAAAATAGAATTAGCTTCAACTTTAGTTGACAAAATACGCATAATCGTATAGTATATATGTATGGATAATGTAATAGACTTTAAAACACGGCGCGTAATACCTATAAACATACTACAGCGTGAATGGGTTGAGTCGGTAGCTACTGAAAGTATTGACAATCTGGATATCGCTGATATCATGAGTCTTATTCAAGGAATGGAAGAGTTTTATGAGAAAACCGATAATAACAAGCCCTAAAAAACGCCGAAGGAAATCATCGCCGCGGCGGCGCGGCGCCATGGGTATTTCTTATCAACGGCTGGGTTAAAAAAAATTACAATAAAAAAACTGCCCAAGCAATTCTAAAAAATGTTGAGTGGCGTTGGAATAAAAACCACGTTGCGGCGCATTGTTATTGGATAGAGCAGAACGACGTCGACCCTGCAGAAGAAAGTTCTGTTAAATGGATGCACAACTTTTTTGCTGATCTTACAGAAAAAGGCAAAACTATTATTGCTAAGGAAAAGAAAAAAAACAAAGTTAAAAATAATATATACAAGTTTACGATTCAAGAGCATATGCGAGAGCAGCTTAATGAAATTATAGGGCAGCTTGAAATCTGGCTTGATAATCAGCCAAGTAAAGATATTCCTAAGTTTTTTGATTGGTTTAAAACAACAAATGTTGCTCAGGCGCATATTGGTAAAATTCGTAGTTACTACGAGCCGATATTTGCAGAGTATAAAGAGCTATTAAGTAAAGATTGCCACCCGGATCTTAAAGAGTGCTATAACCATTTAAATAAAATAGATATTAAAACATATATTACCTTCTTTGAAGCGATGTTTGTAGACCTTGGTGCGTATACTAATCTTAAAAAAGCATCAAGAAAAACCCGGGTCCGTAAGGCACCTAGCAGAGAAAAGTTGGTATCAAAGTTAAAATACAAGCTGAGCGAAGATCGTTATAAGATTGTTAGCATTAATCCTATTGATATTTTAGATGCCACAGAATTGTGGGTTTTTAATACCAAAAATCGTAAACTAGGAAAATATTTTGCAACAAAAAACTTTCAATTTGCAGTCAAGGGTACAACTTTGTTAAATTTTAACACAACCAAAAGCGTACAAAAAACTGTACGTAAGCCCAAAGAAAAACTCGCTGAATTTAACAATGTAGGTAAAGTTGCTTTGCGTAAATTTCTAAGCGGAATTAAAGCAACTGAAACTAAACTTAATGGAAGGTTAAATCAGCACATTGTTTTGCTCAGAGTTTCTAAATAAAAAATAAATACAAATACAAAAGGAAACTCTTAAATGGCTACAAATGTCACAACACTAAAAAACGATATTAAAGATTATATTTACTTACGCTTAGGCGGCGAGATGATTGATGTTGAGCTCGATCCAGAGCATTACACAAACTCTATTAATCAAGCGTTTCGACGATATCGTCAGCGAGCACAAAACAGTGTAGAGAGCAGTTACCTGTTTCTTGATATTGTAGCAAACCAACAAGAATATGTGCTTCCTGACGAAGTTGAGACAGTGCGCCAAGTTTTTAGGCGCAGTGTAGGAAGTGGAAGTGCCGACACCGGAACACAATTCGAGCCATTTGAAGCAGCATTTGTAAACACATATCTATTACAGGCCGGAAGAGTTGGTGGTCAAGCCACATACGAAATGTATTATCAGTACCAAGAAATTAGTGCAAGATTATTTGGTGGGTGGATTAATTTCGATTGGAATCCTGTAACAAACACTGTTACGCTTTTACGGAAATTTAGTGCTGATGGCGAAACTATGGTGCTTTGGGTTTACAACAAAAAAACAGATCAAGTGTTGCTCTCGGATCGCCACACACAACCATGGATACAAGACTATGCGTTAGCACTAGCAAAATATACACTGGGCGAAGCAAGATCTAAGTTCTCAACAATTGCCGGTCCACAAGGCGGAACCTCAATGAACGGCGATACACTTAAAGCAGAAGCACAAGCAGAAATAATGACATTAGACGAAGAACTTAAAAATTATGTGGATGGGAGCGATCCGCTCAGTTTCTTGATCGCCTAATATATATTTTTTATATGAAACAAATATGCTTGTTGGTTTAATTGGCCTTATAAATTCTGGCAAGAGCACTGTTGGTGATATACTAATAGAGCAAGGCTTTATGCATGAAAGTTTTGCTAATAGCCTTAAAGATACTGCTGCAAGTATTTTTAATTGGGACAGAACTATGCTCGAAGGCAACACATCAGCTAGTAGAGCATGGCGAGAAACCGAAGACGAGTGGTGGTGCACGAGGTTAAGAATACCAAATTTTACTCCACGAATGGCTCTGCAGATTTTAGGCACTGATATTCTTCGAAACCACTTTCATGCTGATATCTGGGTCCTTAGTATAGAGGCTCGTATTAAAAATATAAAGAAAAATGTTGTTATAACTGACATAAGATTTCCAAATGAGGTTAGAGTTATACGCAAATTAGGTGGTAAAATAGTGCGTATAAAAAGAGGCGAGGACCCAGACTGGTTTAGTCTTGCAACAAGTGATTCTAAGTCAATGCCTATGATATATCCTGACATACATGCTAGTGAATATAGTTGGGCTGCAACAAAGCCAGATTATTTAATTAATAACGAAGGCACTATTGAAAATTTGAGAAATGTAGTTAATGATCTTCTAGAAGATCTCCGTGTACCCAACCAGTAATACTTAATTCATAATTACAATTGAGGCAAACAGTTTTTAAATTTTTAATATTAATATTTTCTTGATTTTCGTCTATATGAAACACAACTAACTGTCCTTGTGTTGTTGGTGCGAATTCACATTTTTCACATAACTTTTTTAACCTGTAACCAGCAAGATACCATCTAGGTGTTATTGCTGGTTTTTTGTTAATTTTTTTTCTTTTACACGTCTCACACAGTTTTCTATAGTAAACTTTTTTGTTTAAATAATAGTTAACTGCTCTAGGATTAATTTTGCATTGACTACATAATGGGCGCATATAGATATTTATTTTAGCAATTGCTATATAGCGACCCTTTAAGAGCCCTTTAAATGGCCTCTTGTACTGTTTAATAAACTGATATATTTTATGACTAATTGATAAATATAAAAAAGAACTTGTTTAAAGGAATAAAAATATGGCAACTTTAGTATCACCTGGTGTAAGTGTTACAGTTATTGATGAGAGTCAATATGTTCCCGCAGCTACTGGAACAGTAGCAGCATTAATTGTAGCAACAGCACAAGATAAAAATCAAGGAGGCAGTACTACGGCCACTGCCGCAGGAACTACCGCAGCAAACGCAGGAAAGACTTACCTTATTGGAAGTCAAAGAGAACTTACAAATACATTTGGCACGCCAACATTTTACCAATCAGCTGGAGGGTCCGCTATTCATGGTTACGAAATTAATGAATATGGGCTTATGGCAGCATATAGTTTACTTGGCGTAAGTAACAGATGTTACATTACAAGAGCAGATATTGATTTAGCAGAGCTAGTTTCAAGCGCGGGGCGGCCAACAGGAGCGCCAGCTAACAACACTATTTGGTTAGATACAAGTACAGATACACGCTGGGGTGCTTTTGAATGGAGTAAAAGTGCTGGTACATTTACTAACAAGGTTCCAACAGTTATTACAAGCACAAGTGATTTATCAGGCGGTGTTCCTAAAACTAGCATTGGTGCAATTGGTGATTATGCAGTAGTTGCTACAAATATTAGTAACCCGGTCTATTATAAAAACCGTAGCAACGCCTGGGTATTAGTTGGTAGCAATAGTTGGCAAATTGCGTGGCCAACCATTGCAGGCACACTTGCAAGCCCAACGCTTGTTAATGGCAACACAATTACAATTAACGGAACTACAGTTACGCTAAGTGGAACAACTGTTTCAGCACTTGCTACAAGTATTAACAGTGCAAGTGTTACTGGTGTTACAGCGGCAGCAATTGATAATAAGATTGAAATTTATGCTACGAGTTTAGCAACTAGTGACGGATCAACTGTTGATGGTAAAATAATTCTTGCTAATGCTAGCGGCACCATATTAACAGTTACAGGGCTTACAGCTGGTACATATGCTTGCCCACTATTACAGCAAAGCGCACATTACACTGTTCCAGAATGGAAGACAACAGATACAACTCCACGTCCAAGTGGCAGCATTTGGACTAAAATAACAGCAAGTAACCTTGGCGCATTATTTGACATAAGTGTTTACAGTACATCATCTTCTGTATTTACAGGAGTAACAACAAACCTTTATGAAAATGATCAAACTGCAAATAAGAGTCTTGATGTAACAGGTGGTAAGGCAATTGCAGGAGGTAGTTATTATATACAGTTTGATGTTACAGAAAATAACACAGCAACATACAAGTTGTTTAAGCGTTACGCAACAGGTACGCTAGATGTTACTGGTACAGTCACCACCGCCGCGTTAACAGCAAGCAACACATTTACTATTAGTACAAGCGTTGCTAACAGTACTACATTGTCAACTGCTGTAACAGTTACACTAAGTGGCACAACATTAACAACACTAGCTAGTGACATCAATGCTGCTAATGTATCTAATGTTAGCGCAGCTATTGCTACAAGTGGCGCGTTAGTAATTAGCAATGGCTTAGGTGGTGTTATTGTCCTTAAGGAAACAGCAGGAACACCGCTAACAACGGCTGGTATTACTACTAACATTGCAACAGGTCAAGTTCGTGCCGGCAATAGTAGCGATCTAATTCTAAGCAATTGGATTGCTCCAACTTATACAGCAAGTAGTACATCGCCGTCAGCTGATCCAACTAACATGAGGTACTGGTATCACACCGGCACAGAAGCTGATATTATGGTTCATGATGGTACAATATGGAAAGGCTACACAAATGTAACTAATGATGCACGCGGATTTAATCTAAGTAACACAGATCCAGATGGCGTTATTTTTAGTGCAACTGAGCCAACTGTACAAAGCGACGACAGTGCACTAGTAACTGGTGACCTTTGGATCGATACAGGTGACTTGGAAAACTACCCAAAACTTTATCGATACCAAACAGTTAGCAGCGAAAACAAGTGGGTTTTAATAGATAATACAGACCAAACAACCGAGGATGGTATTTTGTTCGCAGATGCTCGCTTTATAGGAGATACAACAACAGATGTTGTAACAGGTACAATTTCAACAACAATAAGCTTATTGACTAGTGATGTTGTTGATATTGACAAGCCATCTCCTACGCTTTATCCACGCGGTATGCTACTGTTTAATACACGTCGAAGTTCATACAATGTAAAACGGTTCCGCTCAAATTATTTTAGCAGAACTAATTTCGCTGATACTTCTGTTTATCCAACACTTCCAACAGAAAAGGATGCATGGGTATCAACAAGTGGCAACAAGAACGACGGGTCACCATATATGGGCAGAAAGGCTGTTCGACAGGTTGTTTCAGCAGCAATGAAATCTGCAATTGATGCAAGCACAGAGTTACGTGAAGATTCGCGAGACTTTAACATTATTGCGGCGCCTGGCTATCCAGAGCTAATTGCTAATATGGTTAGCCTAAATAATGATCGCCAAAATACAGCATTTGTTGTCGGCGATTCGCCATTGCGGTTAGCAGCAACTAGTACAGAGATTCAGAACTGGGCATCAAATGCAGCCGTTGCTACAGATAACGGTGATGACGCATTGATTACAAGTGATATTTACCTTGGTGTATTTTATCCAGCGGGTAGTACTACAGACCTATCGGGTAACACTATTGTTGTTCCTTCAAGTCATGCTGTTCTACGCATGATCAGCAGAAGCGATGATCAAAGTTTTCCATGGTTTGCTCCTGCAGGTACGCGAAGAGGAATAATTGATAATATAAGCAGCATTGGTTACATTAACGCCGCAACAGGTGAGTTTACAGTGGACAATACTAGAGAGAGTCTACGGGATACACTTTATACTAATCGAATCAACCCAATTGCGTTCTTTACAGGCAGTGGTATACTTGGGTACGGCAATAAAACACGCGCATCATCTTCAAGTGCTCTAAATAGAATTAATGTATCCAGGCTTGTTGTTTATCTACGCAAAATAATAAAACAGATTGGGCTTGCATATGTGTTTGAGCCAAACGATAAGATTACACGAGACGAGCTTAAAGAAAATATTGAGCAAACAATGAATGATCTTGTTGCTAAGCGCGGCCTTTATGATTTCTTGGTTGTTTGTGACGAATCAAATAACACAACAACTAGGATAGATCGTAATGAACTATATGTTGACATTGCAATTGAGCCTACAAAGGCTGCTGAATTTATCTACATTCCAGTTCGTTTAAAGAATACGGGCGAAATAGCAAGTGGTAATGTAGCGGCTACACAAGCAATTTAATAATATTATCAAATAAAAAATAAAAATAGGGGGTAGCAAATACCCCCTATTTTTTGTGTCAAAACTATATAAATACTAATAACAAATTAAAAAAGGAGTTCGACAACAATGTCAGTTTCATCACTCACCAGATTTACGGTACCACTAGACAGTGACCAATCAGCAAGCTCGCAAGGCTTGTTAATGCCCAAACTCAAATACCGCTTTAGAGCATTTTTTGAGAATTTTGGTGTGTCAACTCCTCGTACAGAACTAACTAAGCAGGTTATGGATATCACACGCCCATCTGTTTCATTTGAAGAAATAGAGATTCCTATTTACAATTCAAGAGTATTCTTAGCAGGAAAATATGCTTGGGAACAGGTAACAATTAATTTTAGAGACGATGTTAATGGTTCAGTAAGTAGATTAATTGGCGAACAAATTCAGAAGCAATTTGATTTCTTTGAGCAAGCAAGTGCAGCCGCAGGCATTGACTATAAATTTATTACGCGGTTTGAAATCTTAGATGGTGGTAACGCTGCTAGTACACCTAATGTCCTCGAGACATGGGAACTATATGGTTGTTTCCTTGTAAATGTTAACTACAACGATTTAAACTATGCGACAAACGAACCCGTAACAATTACCGCGGCAATCCGCTTTGACAATGCACTCCAAACACCAATTGGTGATGGTGTTGGTGCTACAGTAGCAAGGGCAGTTGGCCAAACAGTAACCGGTTAATAGGAGGTATAACACTCCGTGGCCAGCGTTAACAGCATACTTTCAGCTTTATCTAAAGGCGACAATGTGCGTGATTACCAGCACGGTGCTCGCCTTTTCGTTGATAATAACTACGAATTACAGCCACGATACTCTAATCTTTTTCATGTGGTTTTTAACCTTACTGCACAAGCAGCAGGATATTTTAACGGTGTTGAAAAGCTAGAAATAAACATGCTTGTAAAAAGCATCGATTTGCCTAGTTTTAATATTGATACTCAAACACATAACCAATACAATAGAGAAGTACACAGTCAACATAAAATTCATTACAACCCTGTTAATGTTACATTTCATGATGATCAAAAAGATTTAATTAGAAGTTTCTTGTACACATATGCAAATTTTTATTACAATGATAGTAAATACGACCTTGTGAGCGGGGCATACAGCACAAATGATCGTTATGGTGGTCGTAAGGACAACCAATGGGGTATGTCAACAGGAAACGGAAGATTTTTTAAAGATATTAGGGTTTATAGCATGTTACAAAAACGGTTTGCTGAATATATTCTAATAAATCCCATGATTACTAATTTCGGCCATGATTCTCATGCTTATACTAACACTAGCCTTATGCAGCACACAATGCAGATTCAGTATGAAACCGTAAAATATGCTACTGGCTTTATTAATAATATTAATCCAAAAGGTTTTGGTATTATACATTATGACAAAACGCCAAGTCCACTTGGCAAAGGCACCCCCAATAGTATTTTCTTTGGTGGTGGGCTTATTGACGCTGCTAATGTTATTTCGCGTGACTTAGCTGCTGGAAATGTAATAGGTGCTATTGTAAAAGGCGGTATTATTTTTAATCAAACTAAAGATATTGATTTGGGGGATGCGTTGTTTAAGGACTTACAAAGAGCTACAAGTAAAATATTACGCGGTCAAAATCCACTTGCTGATATAATTGTTCCGAATATCTTTGGAAAAGGAAGTAGAGCTGCACAAAGTACTGCTAGCAGGTCTGTCGACAGAACAGTAATACCTAACGATACAGGAAGAATTACTAGCAATAATGATAGTGTGTTTAATAAGCAATTTTTTAAGACTAAAACCACTACTATTAAAAAAGGAAATAGTACTTGGATTAATCCTGATTTAGTTAGTTCGCCCGCTGCACGTAATTCAATAAGTAACTTTACTGAACAAATTGGTAGTGTAATATTAGCTGGGTCTAAACTTAGGTCTAGGGCACAAAGAGATCTAAGAATACAAGATATTGGAAATCAGTTAAGTGCAGACTCCGCCAATGAGAAACTTAAAAAAGAACGAAATGATCTTATTTTGCGTAGACAATTAGAAGTTGGAAAGCCATGGGTTAACCCTGATACAGGTAAGGTAGAATGACAACACAAGACACTTCACTTCCTCTTACTAATCCTCAAGACGACATAGACTTAAGAGTTAGAGAATATTTTGAAACATATTTTTCTACTCCAGCAACATTTACTGATAACGACTATGAATTAGTAAAAAGTTTTTTTGTATCAAGAACAGATAATATGGATGCTGCTGCTGCTCTTACTGCGGCTGTTTTAGATGCTACTAGCAAGCTTGGCCTTTACACTGCAGATATAATTGAACAATTTAAAAACAGTAGCAATCTTACTACAGCAGTTCCATTATTTCTAAATTTAACACGCAAGGGTACTAGTTTACTAGGTTATATTAATGAACGCAAAGTGCCAGAAAATATTAAAAGACAAATAGGTATATAACATGGCTAAGTATGCTCAAGGTATATACGAGTTACTTAATCCTAAGAAGTATGCTGGCAACAAGAGACCTTATTATAGAAGTTCGTGGGAAAATGCGTTTATGCGTTTCTGCGATAACCATCCAGGCATTATTAACTGGGCAAGCGAAGCAGTGCAAATACCTTACCGAAATCCACTTACTGGTAAACAAACTATATATGTGCCAGACTTTTTTATTACATACCAGGACAAGAAAGGCCGTAAGCGAGCTGAACTAATAGAAATTAAACCCAATAGTCAAACAAGATTAACAGAACGCACAAGCAAACGTGATAAACTTGCTATCGCTATAAACCATGCAAAGTGGGAAGCCGCTGCAAAGTGGTGTAGACTAAAGGGTGTTACATTTAGAGTAGTAACAGAAGATGATATTTTTCATAAAGGAAAAAGACGTTAATAAGTATTAACATGCTAAAAGACTGCACTTGGTTGCATATAGAACCAACCACACGTTGTAACGCATGGTGTCCTAGTTGCCCACGCAATAAACAAGGATTTGGATTAGCTGATTTTGTAGTTGAAGATCTTGACGTAAAAACTTTCCAAGCTACAATTAATAAATTACCAGCTATAAAAACCGTTCAGATGTGTGGTAATCTAGGTGATCCATGTGCAGCAAAAAATATTAATAAATTATTACAAGTTGTAGTTGATAATAAATCTATCACTAGATTGCAAATTCATACCAACGGAAGTCTACGTAAGCCAAGTTGGTGGAGTGGTCTTGTTGAAAAATTCTCATATTTAAACCAGTTTGATATAATTTTTGCTCTCGACGGCTTAGAAGATACACATAGTATATACAGACAAGCAACAAACTGGAATTCAATTATCAAAAATGCACAGGCGTTTATAGATTCGGGTGGTAGCGCAGTATGGCAATTTATACCATTCGCGCATAATGAACATCAAATAATGGATTGCATGCAATTAAGTCAAAAATTAGGTTTTAGCAGGTTTGAGTTTATACGTGATGCAAGGTATAAAAAAGAAAGCAGGCATTGGCAAACTGGTAATCTAATTGATATTAAACCATGGAAGGAAGATAGCAGATTTAGCAGATGGGCTATTAACTCTAAGGATTATGTTAAAAGAAGTAATTGTATGCACCTTGAGATTCCGAGTGTATTTTTAAGTGCTAGTGGTATTATCTCGCCATGTTGTTATATGAGCGGTACACCATTGAATGGAATAAGTATTAACAATGAATTTAATAATAAAACATACAGAAATGTTTGCTTAAAAAACTGCGGGTAAGTATTAACATGACAAAAAAATTAGAAGACCTATTTGATCTTGCTGACGCTTCAGAGGAAGAACAAGAAGAATCCGAAACTAGCGAAATAGTTGTAAAAAAACTAGAAGCTACACTCAAAGATGTAGACAAGGTTGATGCTGCTTTGCCAACAGTTCGTGATTTAGAAACAAGCGACCAGGAATTAGACGAGATCGCCGAAACTGCTAAAAATACATTTAATGATTTAATGGATCTAGGTATGAATGTTGAAGCACGATATTCTGGCGATGTGTTTAACAATGCTAGTCGCATGCTTGAGACTGCACTAACAGCAAAAATAAACAAAATAAACAAAAAGCTTAAAATGGTGGAACTCCAAATTAAAAAAGCACAATTAGATCTTAGACAACAACAAAGTGGGCACGAAATCGCCGCTGAGGGAGACGGAATTGTTATTGATCGTAACGCTTTGTTGCAAGAAATTTTAAATAAAAAAGAATAAATACTATATTATATTGGATTCAAAAATGAAAACTTTTAAGACATATCTTACGGAAAATGAACGCACATATAACTTTAGAATTAAAATGGCAAACATGCCTGAGAAAGAAGTACTAGATACGCTAGAAACTGCTCTTGAGAAGTATGAATTAAAAAGCATAAGCAAACCCAAGAAAACACCAATACAAGAGCATCCAATGGACTTTCAGACATTAAATAACGCCGAAGTTTATATTATGGATGTGGAATTTTCTTATCCATCTACAGCAGATCAGCTTTACCACTATATTAGTAAAGTAGTCGGTGTGCCAGAAAGTCATCTTGTTGTTATTAATAAAGATCACCCGGAAGAAATTGCTAGGGAAGAAAAAGTTAAAGAATCTGGTGAAGAGTATACGTCAAAACTAGAGGACAGTGAATATAAAGACGGCAAAAATGTAAAAGCAGAAGAGCATTATGGTGATAAGTATAACGAAACTATGCTTAAGGAATTAGAAACTCGCAAGTACGAGTTTGCAAAGGAATAGAACAATGCATATGATTGATGTTTTAGATAAACTGAAGGAAATTCAGGAAAATTATGACAACGAGGACATTCAGCG